CCGCCACCCATGTCCCACAGTGGGTTAACAGGCATCTAGATCAAATCGATAGAATCGTGGAATCTCACAACGATGATCGCAAAGTATATCAAACAAGTTTCGAACAAATGTACGGCGATGTAAAAACCATAAAATCGGATGTGCAAACAATCAAACACGCAGTAAACAAACAGGCGCCACAGCTGCAAACGGCACCCGACAAAATACAGTAAACGATCGATCGGTTTTGATCTTAAATTTATTCAAGTGGCGCGCATTTTGTAAGTATGCAAAAATACGGCGTGTGGGCGTAATGCCAATGGTGGTTGTACCTTCCCATATAAAGGCCTCCACAGTGATATCGGATAGCGCCAACCCGTGGTTATACCTGTACAACATGCGATCGTACTCTAGTGGGATATGGGGCGCGCTGATATTGTACATGCGTATACTGTAATGTGGTTTTGGTGGAGATCTCCACACGCGCGCGGCGATCGTGGTGCCGTTTACGCTGTAATCTATACCACAGGCCATATCTAGCCAGGTATTTTGGTGATCTTCCCACACGCCATCATAACCATATTTTTTCAGTATGGGGATCACAAATTTAGTAAAATTATCGGATCCGTATTGTATTCGCTTTTTTTTATTGATCGCGCACCTACCGTAATAGTACAGTATAACACAAAAAAAATACATTTATTTTGTAAAAAAATACAAATAATACTTGTAATTTATTACAAAGCGTGTTAGTATATAAGTATAGCCAACCAGGCTATAAAAACTAACTTAAAAAAAACGAGGTAAAATATGCATACAGCACAAAAATATATAGTCTATCACAACCCAAGTAATATCGACTACGAAACAATAGAGTTTTTGATAAATGAAAAATTATCTCCGATCGGTGGACATTTTGAAAATAATACTTTTATTTTTAGACAAGAAGTTATTGCAGTGTCGGCAATGTCTTTGATTAAAAATGTAGTATTATTGCCAATCGATCCAAAACACAACAATGAATGTGTATCGGCTAGTTATGAAAATGATTTTATCGAGATTTCCCAAAATGAAACATGGGAAGAACTTGCAATAAGCATGATTGAATTCAATTAAAACAAACAACATTGGCGGCGGGCGTAAAACCCCGCCATTTTTTACGAGGTACAAAAATGGAAACAACAAAATACAAAATACTACAATTTATTTTATGTGGCGAGATCGTGATCGGCGGTTTGCTATCGTTGCACATACTAGGTATGTTGGCCGCGCGTATATTTGGTGGCGTATGAACTACACCATAACAAAATACGATAACTATTTGCGCCCATACCAATTGTTGGTGTGGGTGCGTGGTGTGCGTTTTGTGTATTGGTTTGATACAGCTGACCAGGCACAAACACACGCCAACAAGTTTAAATTGTGGAAGTAACATGGCGTGGCGAGTTTATACAATTATGGGGTATGAGATACACCGCCGTGATCTTCCACAATCAAAAACGTATAATATGCGGTGGAAACATTACGAGTGGGTAATACCAAAAATGCAACCACACGCAAAATTATATACAATCGAACAGGCAAAAAAATATATTATCAAAAGATTACAAAAACAAGGGGATAAATTACAAATGGATATCAATATGCAAAACACACTACACCGTAATTTGGTACGCGCCCACGGCCTCCAAGTTGCTAAAGAATTACTGGATAACCCACCAACATTTGGCGTTATGTTGCTCAAAGATCTAACAAGTATAGATATGAATGTGGTACAGGCGGCGGAATTGGCAAAGGTAAGCAAGTTTACCATATACAAATGGCTTGAAGGATACGCATACCCACATATTGAAAGTTTGCTATCTTTATGTGCGGCATTTGAGAATTCAGAAGAAAAATATCTTGTATACAGTAAAATGATAACCGCGGAGCGTACATAATGTGGTTTTGTAAAGTGAACGGAATTATCTCGGGTGCGCCGGTGGCAATGGCACGCCCACGTGTAACGAAATTTGGCACCTACACCGCGCCCAAATCCAAGGCATATATGGATAGCGTGATCAAGGAGTTACACGATAAAGATCAAAAATTGGAAGGCCCGATCCGTTTGGTGGTTATCTTTGTACACCCACGCCCGAAACGCATAACATGCGTGGAACGTACACCCAAAACAACCAAACCCGATATTGATAACCTGGTAAAAATGGTAATGGATATATTTTCGAAGGCCAACGTGTGGTGTGATGATAACCAGGTAACAGAGATCCACGCTATGGATTACTATGCCAACGCATACGAACAGCCCCACACAATGTATCAGGTATACACGGCACTATAACTAACAAGCAAAAAAACGAGGTACACAATGCAAATAACAACATTTACACACCTAAAAAATGTGTCGGGTACGTTGCACACGTGCGATTTTGACACACTAGCAAAAGCGCTATTAACACCCGTGGCAATAGGCCGGGAAAAATCGGAGGTGCCTCTATGGTCACCCACAACATACATTGGCAACAAACGATCGGGCGCAAATGCGATCGCGTTAGATTGTTTGGTGTATGATATTGATGATGGATTGACACAATTTGACACCTGGCGAATGTTTGCAAAATATACGCTATTGGCCCACACCAGTTACAGCCACAAACCCCAACACCACAAATATCGCATTATCTTACCATTGGCCCAACCGGTACCGGCCCAGGATTGGGATCGCGCCTCCACAGCTGCCAACGAGTTATGGCGCGCGATTGTTGGCCGTGGGGCGCCCGATCAAAGTGCATTACACGATCGGGGCCGTGCATACTATAGATACACACACCCACACACGCCATACGATCCCGATCACCCACTACACCCAACACAATACCACTATACCGCGCGGCATGATGGCCAATTGTTGCGGCTAGATTACAGCCACATAAAAGTAAAAACGGCAAACGTGCGCCGTACTGTTACAACACTCCGTGGCACCGATAAAAAAACCATGGATATGGCCTATCGAGATCCGGCGGTGCGCGAAGTGGTGGCCAACACTATTGGGGCCACAATACAAAACGGGGTGGCGCGCGATATACTTTGCCCAGGTTGTGGACAAAACACAGTGTATTTTGCCATTGATTGTACACCGGCCAACGCCACAACATACCCACAATGTAACCGAGTAAACAAATGTGGTTGGTACGGCAAATTACAAGATTTGTTGGGGGGTAGTGATGGCAACAATTAATTTACATTTGGGTGATAGTTTGGCCGCCATGCGCGCAATGCCCGATCAATGTTACGATCTTGCAATCGTGGATCCGCCGTATTTTGAGGAATTCGGTAAAAAAAATTATACAGGGAATGAATACTCCACAACCGGAGTAAAAAGACATCACAATTCTTTTAATTTTTGGGATGTTCCACAACAAGATTATTTTGATCACCTTTTCCGTATCTCAAAAAATCAAATTATATGGGGCGCAAACTATTACGCTAAATTCATCCCTAATGTTGGGCGTATTGTGTGGGATAAACGAAACGATTCCTCTACTTTTAGTAAGTGTGAGATTGCATCACATTCTTTTGGTGTTCGTGTTGATCTTTTCAGATACGAATGGAACGGAATGCTACAGCAAAATATGAAAAATAAAGAAAAAAGGGTACACCCATGCCAAAAACCGGTGGCGTTATACCAATGGTGTTTGGAGCGGTACGCGCAACCTGGCGATCGTATCCTCGATACGCATTTGGGATCGGGCTCCATAGCGATTGCGTGTCACAACATGGGGTATGATCTCGATGCCTGGGAATTGGATCCCGAATACCATGCGGCGGCGGTGGCGAGATTTACGCAACACACACAGCAATTACAATTACCATGGTAACGGGGGATATATGGCAACAATTAATTTACATTTTGGTGATAGCCTGGCCGCCATGCGCGCAATGCCCGATCAATGTTATGATCTTGCAATCGTGGATCCGCCCTATGGGATCGCACAAATCGGTAGTTTTCGGGCGCCGGGTGGTGATAAGCCGATCGCCGTACAAATGAAAACACGCATATTGGCCCAACAAGTCGATAAAATGCGCGAATGGGATATAGTACCACCGCCGGAATACTTCGAAGAATTGCGCCGCGTATCAAAAAATCAAATTATTTGGGGTGGGAATTATTTTGATCTACCTCCAACACGTTGTGTATTGTGTTGGGATAAGGTACAACCATGGCCCAATTATAGCCAAATCGAGATGGCTTGGACTTCTTACACAAAAACCGCGAAATTATTTAGATTTGATAACCGCACAGGCGGCAAAATACACCCCACACAAAAACCCGTGGAGCTGTACCAATGGTGCCTCGAACATTTTGCGCAACCTGGCGATCGTATTCTCGATACGCATTTGGGATCGGGCTCCATAGCGATCGCATGTCACAACATGGGGTATGATCTCGATGCGTGGGAACTAGATCCCGAATACCACGCGGCGGCGGTGGCGAGATTTACCAAACACACACAACAATTACAACTTCCATGGTAACGAGGAATATATGGCAAATATAAATTTACATTTGGGTGATAGTTTGGCCGCAATGCGCGCAATGCCCGATCGATGTTATGATCTTGCAATCGTGGATCCGCCCTATGGCATTGGCCAACACCAGGGAATTACATTTTCAACAAAAAAATATCAACAAAAAGATATCCACACAAAAAAAAATTGGGATAATGAGATCCCCCCGCCGGAATACTTCGAAGAATTGCGCCGCGTATCAAAAAATCAAATTATTTGGGGTGGCAATTATTTTATTGATTATTTACGTAACACCCGTTGTATGTTGATTTGGGATAAATGCAATGGTGGTAATAATTTGGCCGATGGCGAGCTTGCATGGACTTCTTTTGATAGTAGTGTCCGTATTTTCAAAAGACACATTTTCGAGGGTGTGGGGTGTACAAAATATGTAACAATACACCCGACACAAAAACCGGTGGCGTTATACCAATGGTGTTTGGAGCGGTACGCCAAACCTGGCGATCGTATTCTAGATACGCATTTGGGATCGGGCTCCATAGCGATCGCATGTCACAACATGGGTTATGATCTCGATGCGTGGGAACTAGATCCCGAATACCACGCGGCGGCGTTGGCGCGATTTACACAACACACACAACAATTACAACTTCCATGGTAAAAAACACATTATTTTGTAAAAAAATACAAATATGTGTTGTAATAAATTACAAAGTGTGATAGTATATAAGTATAGCCAACCAGGTTATACAAACTAACTAAGACAAATGAGGTATAAAATGTACGTTATAAAAAAGAAATGTTTTTATTTTGGTCACCTTTATAAAAAAGATACAACTTTATTAAATGATGGTCACAATGTTCTAAAATTTGAAACACTAGATAAAGCAATTAAACATTTAGAATCGATGGGAGTTGATGATAAAATCACACCACAAAAATATACTATGTCAGGTATATATGTGACTCAATGGGGTGAGTATGATAGACCACAATACATTATTCGCAAAGTAAAAAAATAATAACAAACAACAGTGGGCGGGCATAATACCCCGCCACCCTTCCACAAAAAAAACGAGGTACAAAATGGAATCATATATATATTATGCACGCATCGCAAAACATATCCCACTGGCCGTTATGCAATTGATTATAGATCAAAACGCATACAAACATAACGACAAGATATGTGTGATGTACACCGGCAAAAATACCAAATTAGACATGACAAACCCACAAAAATACATTGTTATGGGCTTGAAAAGTAGCGATACAAAACCAAATAATTATGTGATCTTCTATGAAGATAAATGGGACATAGATTCACAAATGAATCCATCCTATTGGGATTTTTGGCTATTGAGATGGGTTATATCCGAATGCCCCAACAGAAATTGGCAACAATAACAACACAACAAAAGCAGCGGCGGGCGTAAAACCCCGCCATTTTTTACGAGGTAATATGAAAACATACAAAATTTGGTTAAATGATACAATACAAGATCTAGATATCAGCCGCAAAATGTTTGCACAAATATCCGGCCTATCTTATGCCAGTTTATTCCAATGGCAACCCCAGGATAAAGATTTTACACCGCGCATTGGTAACCTGATCACGGCACTACAAACCATAATTATTTTGCGCCTGGATAAGGTATATAATAGAATCGACACCAAAGAAGATATCCAACACGAATTGGATAAACTGATTTTGGAGGCGTTTAAGACTATGCCCGAATATCAGATCGCACAAAAAATACTAACACAAAAAATTGAGGCCAAAAATGCAAAAAAACAACAGTAAAAACGATCGCATGATCGAGATAATCAAAATGGCGGGCGTTGATCTAGATAATACCAACATGCCTACAACAGGCCAATGGGATGTGTGGCAACAGTTAGACAAAACGCCCGCGGAATATGACAAACATGGCAACGTAAAAAAATTACCACATGCACTAAACAACCGATATAATTTGGCGTGTATATTCGAAGGTGATCACAAATATGATACCCTATGTTACAACGATCACAGCGATCAAATATTTTTGGATGATCAAGAGATAAACGGCGCAATGATTGAGGATATCGGCTTAAATCTAGAACTTGACTATAGATTAAAGGCCAAAAATGAGGAGATCCGCGGCGGCCTGTTACGTGTAGCAATGCAACGCGTGATCGAACCTATACGCACATATTTGGATAATTTGGCGTGGGACGGCATAAATAGATTGGCCTACATGTTGGCGGAAAATTTTAGCGTAGAAGTGCCGCCAGGAGCTGAAAATCTGATCGGTACGTTTGGTGTTCGTTGGGCGGTTGGTTGTGTGGCGCGTATATACGATCCGGGGTGTGAGATGCACACGGTGCTAACACTAGTTGGGCGTAAAGGTTTGGGGAAGGGCCGCGCGTTAAAGGCGTTGGCTAGCCCGCAATGGTTTAGCAACAGTAATATCGATATATCCTCCAAAAGCGCGTACGAACTTATACACCAATCGGGCGTGTGGTTGTGGGAGTTGGCGGAATTGCACGCCTTAAACGGTAAAACAGCCGATAACGCAAAAATGTTTTTATCCGCCTCTAGTGATCGATATCGCCCAACATGGGGAAAAACACCAGTAAACCGTGGGCGCCGTACAGTATTTGTTGCCTCTAGTAACAATTATCAATTCCTAACCGATGGGCCCGAACGCCGGTTTTGGCCGATACATATAACGGATAAAATAAATGTTGAGTGGATCGAACAAAATCGCGATCAATTGTGGGCTGAGGCCGTATATTGGTACCGTGATGGCGTACAATGGTGGCTAACTGACAACGAACAAATACAGTTGGATGAATTGCAACAAACTTACATTATTGATGACCCGTGGGCCATGCGCGTATTGCAACATTTGCGCCTGGGTACAGACAACACAACCGCCGGAATTATGAAAATGTTGGAGATACCACCCGCACAACAACACACAGGAAACGCGCGCCGCATTGCTACAATATGCCGCGATATTGGTTGGGTACAGGTGCGCGAAGGTAACGATCGTAAATGGGTAATGGCCAAATAAAGACCGAAAACCGATATCCAATACGTGGTGTGGTATACATGTACCACACCATTTTTTTTTGGGGAAGAAGTATGATACATTTTGTAGATGTGGAAACAACCGGGCTAGATCCTAGGAAACACGAAATAACCGAAATATGTATAATAACACAATATAGTAACGGTAGAACAAAAACGTTTTACACCAGGGTAAAACCATCCAATATCGAGGATGCCGATCCACGTGCGTTATGTGTCAATGGTTACGACATGGAAGTGTGGAAGGATGCCAAACCGTTTGCAGCTGTGGCCGATATGATTGTAGATCAATTGGCGGGCGGTATATTGGTTGGCCATAATGTTGCGTTTGATATTGCGTTTATACGTGAAGAATTGGAGCGGGCCGGGGTAAAGGTGCCACGGTTGCGCGGCATAGATACCGTAACACTAGCCCACGAACATTTGGCCCCATTGGGCCTAACCAGTTTATCATTGGATAGTATACGTACATTTTTGGGATGGAATCAAAAAAACGCCCACACCGCACATAAAGACACAAAAGACACGAGAAGGCTATACAACTTGTTATTACGCTGTAAATGGTATACACGTATGGGTATTGTAATAAAATACAAAATAGCGGTATTGCTAGCCAAATATAAAGGTGTTATATAGTACATGCTTGTTAGTTAGTTTTTGTTTGATTTTGTACCGGGCCCCATGTAGTAACATACATGGGGTTTTTTTTGTTTACAATTCCGGTGTACACGGTAATGGCAGATAAAGCCACATAAAAGCCACATAAAACCACATTGTTTTGTATAGTGTGATTTTGCTATGATTACGATATGTTCTATCGTGTAGCGTGATTTTTATATATATATTATAATAATATTATAAATCTTTTCAAAAAAATATAATTATATATATATAAAGAAAATCTATTGTATTTTGCATAAAACAAACATATCCCCATATATTCGCATACATTGCAATTTTGTATGTGGTTTTATGTGGCTTTTATGTGGTTTTATGTGGCGTGGGGTTTATTTTACCTGGTAAAAATATAATACAACTATGGTTGTAACCGGTAAAATAAACTACCGGCGTAACCTGTTTACCCATGCACGGGCCGGACTACCACCCCATAAAGCCCACGCGATCGCCGCCTTACTAGACTTATCTTGTCTTTGGTCTTGATTGGCGGCACCATGGCGCGCGACCATGCCGCCATTAAATCTATTTGTTGATCACTTACACGCCCACTAACCAATTTTTGAGCGGTGGCCATCCCTGTACCTTGTTGGCGTTTGCCGTTGGGGCCATCCTCATACGCCGCGCGTTGTGATATGGGCAATGATAGATTGTAATCAATCGCGCGTTGTGCTATGGTGCGGATCTCACGGGGTACGTTATATTGTGCCATTTTTATTACTCCAATTGTGGTATATTATGTTATAATATACAATATATACGGGGGTTTATATGAGTGCAGATATCTTCTTGTCAACGGTGGCGCGCTTCGAGATGTGGCGATCAACACACTACAATACATACATAATGATGGTACACCAGTTTATTAGTATAATAGAGGATAAAGATATCGAGGATATCGCCAACACATACTATAAAGATCAACCAAAACAATTTTTTATTGATGTGTTGCGCGCAATTGGTGAATACAATGGCGAATAATCTCGTATCATTACACGCCAAACGGGCCATACAAGCGGAATGGGAAACATTACTACATGGCGTATATTGTACATGGAATCCAGTTGAACCGGCCAAACAACTTACACAAATAATAAACCAATACAGTTTACTTAAGTGTACCAGGCAACGACATCGGGTATTTATACGCGATATGTATGATAATACCATATGTGTTGTAAAGTTTTTGGGCGATGGTTTGGTGTACGAGCTGACTAACACCGCACACCCATTATTTTTTGATGCGGTGGCGTTTGTCTTGTTTGTATCGAATGATTGTGATGAACATAGTAGCGAGATCACAGACACAAAAGAGGAATAACATGGCGCGCAAAATGACCGATATCGATAGATACAAAATAGAACGTAAAATAATAAAATTAATACGCGAAGGGTATGGGCGTGATCAAGCCGTGGCCATTGCGTACAATATGTGGCGCGAGGGTAGGCTATGAATAAAGACCGTAAACAGATCGAACAGTTGGCCAACGATTATTGGAATGTAACGCCCGACATGGCGGATTTAACACTAGCCGTACGCGATTGGGCGGTGGCGCGTGATCTTATAGACCGCGATAATGTACCAATGCAATTCATGAAAATGATAGAAGAAGTGGGCGAATTATCGCGGGCCATACAAAAAAATAATACAAGCGATATTATTAATGGCCTAGGTGATACCCTGGTAACCGTGATTATATTGGCGTACCAACTAGGGTACACACCGCGCCAATGTTTACAAGTAGCATACAACGAGATCAGTACACGAACCGGGCGCACGGTTGGCGGGGTATTTGTCAAGGATCCCACCGATGGCGCGGGCGAAGGGGTACCCATGGGGCCATGTGCGTAGGAGGTACTCCCCCGGCACTGTCCCCAC